CTGGTTCAGCAAATGTAGAACTCTTAACGACTCCAGTTTTTCGTGATCCCGGCGCTTGGTATCACATTGTCATTGCGGTAGATGTAACCCAATCAACTGAGTCGAACAGAGTAAAGATTTACGTCAACGGAACTCAGATTACGGATTTTGGAACAGCAACTTATCCTGCTCAAAATACAGACCTTCCTTTATTTTCTAAAACAAACCATCAGGTTGGTGCATTTTTCTCCTCGTCTGTTGGCGATTACTACGATGGATACTTTGCAGAGTATCACTACATTGATGGTCAACAACTCGCACCGTCATCGTTTGCTGAGACTAACTCAGATACTAATCAGTGGGAAGCGATTAAGTACGAAGGTTCGTATGGAAATAACGGATTCTATTTAAAGTTCCAAGATGCGTCTGCATTAGGCGATGACTCTAGTGGTAACACTAACGACTTTACGGCTACTAATCTGGTTGCTACAGATCAGGTACTTGATAGCCCAACGAATAACTTTGCTACGCTGAATCCTTTGGCTCCACCAAGAGCAAGCGGTTCTTTTACTTACTCAGAAGGAAACTTAAAAGTAAGTATGGGTGGTAGCGGAGATGCTGATTGTCCTAGCACGATGGGCGCATCTTCTGGCAAATGGTACGCAGAGGCTTATATTCTTACTGGAGATCAAAGCACTAACACACCGTTTCTTGGGCTTGTAAGTAGCAAATTTTTAGATGACGAAACAATAGCAAGTTCTTCAAATTCTGCTATTTATTATTATTCTGGAAGCAAAAGGTTGAATGGAACTGTAACTTCTTATGGCGCTACATATAGCGCCGGAGATATTGTTGGTATTGCTTTTAACGCAAATGACAATCAAGTTACATTCTACAAAAACAATTCAACTCAAGGCGCTATATCCATAACTGCTGACGATTATGTTTTTAGTAGTGGGAAAAGCGCCGGGACTCCTGTATTAGTTTGGAATTTTGGTCAAGACAGTTCATTCGCTGGTAACAAAACATCAGGCGCGGCGGGATCAGACTTCTATTACACGCCGCCTACCGGGTTCAAAGCGTTAAACACCGACAACCTCAGTGACCCTAGCATCGCTGATCCCACGGCTCATTTTAATACGGTGTTGTATACAGGTAATGGATCAAACCCAAGATCAATAACAGGTGTTGGTTTTCAACCAGATTTTCATTGGCGGAAAAAACGCAATGCTGCAAGAAGTCATAATCTACACGATGTTGTTAGAGGTGCGGCAAATTTTCTTTATTCTGATGCAACTGCGGCAGAAGTATCTACTGACGGCAACGGAACTTTAAGTTCGTTTGATAGTGATGGTTTTACTTTTAACAGTGAAGCAGGAGATGAAAACACTAATAACTCTGGCGACACTTACGTAGCATGGAACTGGAAAGCCGGAGGCACAGCATCCTCTAACGGTAACGGCTCTATCACCAGTTCAGTAAGCGCAAATACTTCGGCTGGTTTTTCGGTTGTGTCATATACCGGCAACAGCACAAATGGAGCAACAGTCGGTCATGGTCTTTCGGCGGCTCCCAAACTTATGATTATTAAAGGTAGAAATCTTAACAACTGGGCAGTATTTAATGAAACTATCGGATATGCTAATCAGTTGTATCTTAATGCTACTCTTGGAACCCAATCAATGGCAACTGGATTAAATTCCACAGCGCCAAGTTCATCGGTTATTACGCTGGGCACTCATGTTGAGACTAATAATAATAGCGTGGAATATATAGCCTACTGCTTTCATTCAGTAGAAGGCTACAGCAAGGTAGGTAGTTACTCTGGAAACTCAGCAGACGATGGAGTTTTTATTTACACCGGCTTTAAACCCGCTTGGGTGTTGATTAAATGTTATGCGGGTTCATCTTCTCAAGAATGGGCAATGTTTGATAATAAAAGATCGTCATATAACTTAGTAGATGATTATCTCTATGCAGATCAAAGTTCAGCAGAAGCAAGCGGCAGTGATAGAGAGTTAGATTTTGTATCTAATGGTATTAAATTTAGAGGGCCGGGTGGCCCTATCAACGTATCTGGAAGAGATTACATCTACTTAGCCTTTGCCGAATCACCATTCAAGACATCTAATGCGAGGTAAACAATGTGGTATAGCGAAACACTAGGAATAATAAAAACGCCTCGCGCCTTGACGGTTAATGGCATCCAACATCCATCTAATATTTTTAGAGCATGGTCAGCAGAAGAGTTAGAGGCAATTGGAATTTACTCTCTTGAGATTGTTACTCCAGACTCTAGGTATTACAATACTGGAGCAGAAAACTTTGAAAAGAAAAGTCGCAGGAATCCTGATGGGACTTTTTCAGGAGGCGCTGATTACTACGAACTAACTTATGACACTACAGAAAAGAATGTAGATAATCTTAAGTCTGACCTTATCTCAAAGATAAAAGCAAATGTTGGCGTATTGGTTGCTCCTTCTGATTGGATGGTAATCAGGGCTGCAGATGGAGGCACTGCTATGCCTAATGATTGGACTACATACCGTAGCGAAGTTAGGGCGCATGGTAACAGCCTTGAAAACGGAGTAGAAGCGTTTGCATCATTACAGGCGGTAAAGAACTTTCAAAACCATGAAGTTCAAGAAGAGCGTAAGGTTAGTTTAGACTCTGATGAAACTATAATTGTTGACCGCACCGTAGATAAAACATATTGGAATTGGCCTACGGCTCCTGATGCAGTTGCAGACCCATATCATGTTCGGTATCTTTAATGGCATTAATTAATATAGATAATGTCGGACAGGTAGGTATAGTTAAAGAACAAAGTTCTTGGAACTTGCCACCTAATGTATGGTCTGACGGCAATAATGTAACTACTGAAGAAGGCTCTATAAAGAAGTGTCCCGGCTATTCAGAGGTAATGGCTACCTGTCCTATTGCTCCTTATTACATTACACAAATAACTCTTGGTGATCCAGAGTTTTGGGTTGTTGGTGGGCTTGCGGCTATATACGCTTATGATAATACAGGATCATCTACCGCTTTAAATGGCGCTATTAACTCAAGCGCAACTACAATAACCGTAGATAGCACTTCAGGATTTGAAGATGCTGGTACTATTACAATAGGAACTGAGAATATTACCTATACAGGCAAGTCAAGTACACAGTTTACAGGATGTACAAGAGGCGCAGATAGTACAACAGCCGCATCACATTCAGATGATGTTACTGTAACTAGGTCAACTAAATGGTATAATATTACCAGAACTAGCGGAGCGTATTCTGCTACAGCAGATGAGGGATGGACATCTACTGTTATTGGCGGCGTTCTTGTTATGACAAACAACTTTGACAATCCTCAGTATTGGGCGCTTACAGATGGCAAGCCTTTGTCAGGCCAGAAGATGCAAGACTTAACTAACTGGCCCAGCCTTACACTGTTGAATGGTGCTATTAATGACTCTGTTACAACCATTACAGTTGACAGTACAGAGGACTTTCCTAGCGCGGGAACTATTAACATTGGCTCAGAAAAGATTACTTATACCGGTGTAACGTCTACAACTTTTACAGGATGTGGTAGAGGAGCAGACGGAACTAGCGCGGCATCACATTCTGATAACGCTGAAGTAAAGATTACTACTTTGTGTAAGTCAATAAGAGCGTTTAGATCATTCTTGATTGCCCTTAATATAACTAAAGACGATGTAAACTTTCCCAGAGTAGTTAAGTGGAGTACAGAATCCGCAACCCAGACTATTCCTACCTCATGGAATGAGACTACGAGTACAGTTGATGCTGGCGAATTTGAATTAGCAGACACAAAAGGAGATATATTAGACGGTCTACAGTTAAGAGACTCCTTTATGATATACAAAGAAGACGCTGTATACTCTATGACTTTTGTTGGTACTCCGTTTATATTTTCTTTCCGTCAGTTGTCTCCTACTATTGGCGCTATATCAAAGAACTGTATAGCAGAGTTTGATGGCGGTCACGCTATCTTTGGTAAAGGTAACTTTTACATTAACGATGGGCAGAGGATTAAACCAATTCTGCCAATGAAATTAAAAGATTACGTCTTTCAATCTATAGATGGAGCGCAAACAAACAAATGTTTTGTTGTTGCTGACTACGGAAGAACTGAAATACTGTTCTGTTTTACTGCTGATGGAGCGGGAACCAATCATCCTAATAAAGCGGTGATATGGAACTATGTTACCAACACGTTTACTATACGAGATATACCTGACTGCGCCCATATGGGATATGGAAACGTAGCAAACCCGACTACATCTACAAGTTGGGCTGGTACTTCTGGTTATTGGGAAACTGCTACAGGTCCGTGGACAATGAGTTACGACTTGCAAGATAAGGTTCTATTGTTTGCCGATCCCGGAAACACTAAACTATACAGAGATAGGTCGGGCAATAAAAACGCTACAGCGGATATGACTTCTTATATAGAAAGGACTGGATTAAGTTTAGATGAGCAGGGTAGACCAGATCAGTCCTCTGTTAAACGTATTAGCGCTATTTATCCTAAGATGTCTGTATCTAGTACAAATACTGTAAACGTATATCTAGGCACATCTATGTCTACTGAGGGAGGTTTAACGTGGAACGCTCCTGTTACATTTAATCCTAATACACAATCTAAAGTATCTGTTAGAGGTACTGGAAAGTTGTATGCTGTTAAGTTTGAGTCTACCGGAGACTTAGAGTGGGAGTTAGATGGTTATGCAGTAGATGTTAAAAATGTTGGCACTAGAGGATCAAGGTCTTACTAATGGCTACTTATACAGATAGAGTTCAGAAGAGCGTTACACTATACGAGCCGGGTCCAATACCTGAAGAACAAGAAGACTTAGCAACTTATCTAGTTACTGAATTAAAAAGGCTTGGTAATATAATTTATAATCAGGCGGCTTTTAGACTTGAAAGATTGCATGAAGAACCACAACGCCCTCGCGTTGGAGACATTAGATATGCTGACGGCACTGATTGGAATCCCGGTAGTGGTGAAGGCGTATACTTATTTGACGGAACATCATGGACAAAGTTCTAGAGTCTGTTCACAGACCTGTTGATAAAGACAAGCCTACACTTCTCATCGTAAATCCAGATGATGTGGAGTATGTATGGCATGAAGTACAGCCGTTAATAGATAAGGCTCTGGCTTACGCTGAAGGAGAACTATACTCAGAAGATGTATTGCAAAGAATCTTTGACGAAACCCAAACCTTATGGTTAGGAATGAAAGACGGAGAGATATTCTGCTCTGGCGTTACAGAAATCATTACATACCCAAGGAAACGAGTCTTAAGAATAATTACTTTTGCTACCAAAAGCGGCCACGACTACGAGCATTGGAAAGATTTTGTAGAAGTAATTGAAGGATTTGGTGTAAGACACGGATGCTCTGCTATAGAGGCTTGGACAAGAAAAGGTCTTGCAAAAAAATTAAAGTGGGATAACGAATACTCAGTAATAACAAAGGATATTAAAAGCAAATGGCAGTAAGAACACCTATACCAGTATCACAGCCTTTGGCTCCGGGTTTACTATCGGCTGATTATAGTCCGTGGAGTACCGAGGCTGGAGCAAGAACCGGAATGACACACCTTCCCGGCCTTTTAAACTACAATAAATTAGTTGGGTTAGTTGGTTCGTCTCCAGATAAAACACCTGATTTTTCAACTTATTGGACTTCTAAAAAAGAACTCGGTGGACCAAAAACTATAGGTTCAGGACTTCCTATGCCTGACGTAGAAGGATATAAATATGTTTATCCCAGATATACTTATGCTCACCGGGATGGAGAATATCAAAGAGAAGGAAATGCTTACGAAGAAGATAGAGATGCTTACGATTATTATCCATACTTCCCTACAGGAATAACAGGAACTTCGCCAATCCTTGTAGGCGTTGAGTTAATAAAGGAGTAATATATGTCAGGAGGAAGCCAATCACAAACTACACGGACAGAACCGTGGGACGCTCAGAAAGACTATCTAAAGACAGGATTTGCTAGAGCAGAAGACCTGTACTCTACAGGCAAAATGACTCCGGGTTATTACTCTGGAACCAGAATTGCTCCATTTGACCCTGCTTCACTTGAAGCGCAGAGGTCTGCACTTACATATGCAACAGGTCCACGCCCTGCCAACCTACAGGCAGGAGCAGAAACTACACAATTAGGTGGACTACAGTACGGTAGAGACTTGATGGACTACGGTACGGCTATGCGTAGCCCAATGACCGGAGCAGAGTACGCTAACCTCACACCGTTTACTGATGCTCAGTATTCAGGACTGCTAAGTGGAGATGTAGATACGTCAGTATTTGATCCTCTTGCAGACGCTTACAGGAGCGAGGCTATGGGCCAGTTGACCGGAGAGATACTACCCGGTATCAGATCACAGATCGTACAGTATCAGCCGGGAGGGAGTACGAGAGGCGATATTATACAGGCTAATGCTGTAGCCGCCGCAAACCAGAGAGTTACAGATAACCTTGGTAAGGCTATGTTTGATGCGTACAACCAAGCGCAGGGACGTAGAATGGGTGCGGCACAGATGGGTCTTGGTGCACAACAGTTTGGTCAACAGCAAGGAGCTACAGGTGCAGGTATTGGAACAAGTTACTTAGGGCAGTATCCCACTATTATGTCTGCTCCGCTGTCTAACATTGCCGCAATGGATCAGGTTGGTCAACAGCGTCAGGCTATGGAACAACGAGGAATTCAGTCTGCACTTGATAGATACGCTTATGAGTCACAACTCCCAACAATTGGATTGCAGAATTACCTTGCCGCCATCTCTGGTGATTACGGCAGTAATGTCACTGCTACCGGCCCTGCTGGTCCTAGTCCTCTTGTTAGTGCTTTGGCAGGTGGCATAGGTCTAGCCGCTGGTGGGCCGATAGGAGGAGCATTAGGAACTGGTATTGCATCAGCATTTGGAGGATAAAATGGACCCAGAAGAAAGAAAAAAATTACGAGAACGAATGATGTCTGGTATAATAGGTTTTGGACAACAATTTTATCAAGGCAGTCCATTAGCGCAAGCAATAGGCGATCCTATTAGAGATGTTTATAGAAACTATGATGTTGCATTGCAGGATGGCGTACCTCAAGTAGTTAGGAGCGATGCACATCCTTCAAAACAAACTATAAATATTAATCGTGCTTTAGGTTATACAGGTAAACGACCCGGAAAAGGTGGCGCTCCTACTTCAGTGCAAATGCCAAATAGACAAAGAGTATTAAATCCAGAATATGCTAGATCACAACAGTTTGGCGTTGGTCGAGGTGGCGCACCAGTGCGTATGCCGGGAAGACCTGCTTTGAGTGATCGTTATCAACAGGCTGGAAGAGGCGGCGCTCCCGGTATGGCTAAAGGAGAACGTGATCCGTTTCTTACTGATGATGATGCCGCTTTTTTATTGTCATTGTTAGACCCAATTCTTAATCCTCCTGCGCCGCCTACTCCTTATGGTACTTTTGGCGGTGGTGGTAATAAGGCTTGGGCTTCACTTCCGTTTCTAATGAGAGGATATTCATAATGGTAGCACAGTTTGTACCGCCTGTTGCGGCGGCTTTAATGACATCAAGGTTTGCTCCTGCTCTTTGGAATATGGCGGGTCGAGGTGTAACTGGCCTTGGAAATATGATAAAAGGCAGAGGATTTAGAGGAGAAACACCATACAGAAACGCGCTTTTAAATCCTAATAAAGTATATACTGGCCCAACTTCACGAACAGGACAGTTTATAAATAGAAATCCATATTGGACTATGGCTGGCGCAGGTACGGCTGGTGGTATAGGATATGGATTGCTTAGTGATGGCAATGAAAATGTTGCTTCTAACCTTCCTGAAACGGCTACTTTTCCTGTAGAAGGTGGAGGCACACCATCTGTTCCTGATAATTTTGTTCCTAATATGATGCCTAGATCAGAATATCTAAGAGAGTCAACTCAAAAAGATATAGAAATGCTTAGCAAAATAAAACTTAGAAGCCAGATTATTAAAACTGCTGGAGGTGATCCGAAACAGTACGAAGAATCTCGGCTTAAAGTAATGATTGCAAATCAAAAAGCCAGAGGAGATATTAGAAACGCAGAAATACTAGAAGGAAGTTTAAATAAAGATGGAACTGTACCTGCTGACTCTAAGGTTTGGTTTGATAGGTTAATTAAACAAGGCCAAGACCCTGCTGTTGCTTCTGCAATTAGCGGATATCAACTGGCTATTGAAAAAGGACAGGCTTCTGCTCTTAAAGATGCTATGTCAGGACAACTTACTGCAAAAGATTTGGCTCGTAAAGATGTTAAACTTTTGATAAATCAACAAGCATATGCCAGCGGCAATCCAATAGAGAAAGAAGAGGCTATTGCAAGTATTATTTCAATGTTGCACAGTGGAGAAATACCAATTGAAGACAAAGTTACTGGCCTTGAACAATTAGGTGGAGATCAATATAGAGATTTGGCAATAGCAATATTGTCTGGTACTATTATACCTCTTGATTCAGGTACGGCTACTGAACTTACCGAAGAAGACGTTGATGTCTTTGGAATATCCGCTGATTAATGCCTGAATTTAAATTCAATGTTAGAGGTAAATCATTTACCGCTCAAGTTTCTGATGCCTTTCTTGCTCGACCAGAGGTAGAACAAAAAAGAATTCTTTTAAAAAACCTTAAGAACAAATACGATACTAAAATACCAGAAAGAGGTAGTGACGAGAAAGGTATATTAGACTATTTGGCTTTGCTTGAGCGCCCTGCACAGGCTCTAAAGGTAGGAGCAAGGGAGAGTAAACTAGGCAGTGATATATATTCTGCGCTAGGTGGTGTAGACCTGACCCCAAATGAAGGATTCTTTGAAGGAGTTAGGGCTGGTTTGATGGGAGAGGATGAGGTTAGGACTCAAGACTTTCTTCCTGAAGATATGAGTCCATTTGCTAAAGGAGTCCTTGGGTTTGTTGGTGATGTGGCTACTGATCCGCTTACTTATGTGGGAGCCAGTGCTGTAAGAACTGTTGGGAAAAATATTCAAAAGGCTGGAGAAGCCACTGGTGCTACAGGAGTTCTTAAAAAAGCAGGAACTAAGATAGCAGAAAAGAAATTTGGTGAAGCACAGGTAGGATTGCCTGATCTTGCTAGAATGTTTAACGTACCTATGGGCGAAGGCAGGAAAGTTAAAGGAGTTGCTAACCAAGCCGATCAAATTGTAAAAGGTTTTGAAAAAGAAACTGCTGAAGCCCTGCCTCCTCTAATGCGCTACTTTAAACAAAGAGCAAAGGACACTGGCATAGCATCATCTAAACTAGAAACGACCTTTAGGGACGCTATGGAGCGCCCTAGAGAGGTAATTGAACCTGCTTTGATTGACCCTAAAACAGATGAGTTAATTAAAGAAGGAGTCTATGGTGACTTAGTACCTATATCGGAAGAGGTTGCTAATGAGTTGGGTGGTGATGGTGTCAGATTGCTATCCGAATGGGAAAAAAGGATGGGTAATCTTGTTGAAGTATCTGAAGCCTACGGCATGCCCATTACCTCTATCAAAAATAGAGGCTATTTTCCTCGCCAAATAACACCAGCAGGTAGGAAACTACTAGACAGCAGGAAGGATGAACTTGGCTTTGAAGTTGACGAATGGGGTGAGGGCGTTAGGCTTGGTGGTGGATACAGAACTCCTAGAGAAAGGCAGTTAGCAGAACTTACCACCACAGAATTTAATAAAGTAATGGCAAAGGATATGGCGGCTCAAGTAGCAAGCCAAGGGAGAAGGCAGAATCCTCTTGACAAGACATATGAACAGGCTCCTACATTAGCAAAGGCTCCTGACTTTTTTCAGGAAAGTCCTTTTGTTGCTCTTGGTATGCGCTGGTCTAGGCAGAACAGAGCAATACAGCGTAAGTGGTTTATAGATGAGATCACAGATAACTATCCTGCTACAATAGGAAAGACCACAGACAATTTGTATGTTCCAGAAAAAGGAATTGGCAAGTGGGTGACTCAAGATGAGTCAGGAAAATATGTCGAAAGAGTACGCACGACAGATGCAAAAGAAGGACTTGAAGCAACTAGCCCATTAGAATACAATCAGTATACTACTCAGCCGTTTGAAGGAAATATTGATGACTTTAGGGAAGTTAAAGGAATCAACCCTAAATTTGAATCCGACGAAGTATTAGATCAAGAATGGCGTAGAGTATTTGATGAGGAGTTGCAGAAGAAAGGCATCTTTCTTGACCTGCCCAGAGGTACGCCTTCATTATCATCTCCAAGAGTTAGGATTACTGATGATACTTTAAAAGACCTTGGAAAAGAATATGTTAAGGCAGGTGATGTAGCAAACAAAGCAAGAGAGGTTTTAAAACAAAGAACCAAACTAAACTTTGTTGCTCCTAAACAAGTAGCAAGACAGATTGAAGATCACATTAGTCTGATGGCGGGAGATGTAGTAGGCGAAACAGAACTAAAGAAATTTCTTAGGATGTATGATGACGTACAAAACGCATGGAAGGCTTGGACTCTCGGTGTTCGTCCTGCTTACCACACTCGTAATGCCGTGGGTAACTTTCTTAATGCTTATACTATTACTGGTTTAGGAGAGAATATTCCTGAAGCAATAAGGATAGTTGGTGCGGCGGCTAAACTCCAGTATTATGCTAGGTTTAAAGGCAACAATGCTCAAAGAGAGCAGGTTGTTAAGAACTTTAAAGACGCCCGTATTCCTCTTGGCAAGACTAAAAAGATTCAAGACTCCGAATGGACTAAGCCTAACTATATGGACACTGGTTATTCCATGAAAGAAATCTACGAAATGGCTGCAAGCAGAGGAGTGCAAGCAGGTCACTACACGGCCGATAATATTAGGGATGTAGAACGTGCAAGAGAAGCGGCGGCAGGAGTAGGCAGTAGAACTGCCAGACTTATTGGCGCAGAGAACCCAGCAGTACAGGCTGGCTTTGCTTTTGGTGGGACCATTGAGGGCAATGCTAGATTCACAGTCTTTATTAATACACTGAGAAAGATTAAAAAGAATCCTAAAGATTTTAAATGGGTAACACCTGATGGAACTTCTGTTCCTATATCTCAGGCAAGAAGTAACAAGTATCTAAAGACTGAAATGCGTAGGGATAAGAACGGTAAGTTAGTTACATATAAAAGACCATATACTAAAGATGAAATATATATGGACGTTGCGGCTAACGAAGTTAAGGCTGGCTTGTTTGACTACGGTGATGTATCTAAGTTTGAAAGAGATGCGCTTAAAAGAGTTATGCCTTTCTATACTTGGACTCGCAAGAATATACCAGTACAACTTAAACACCTTGTCCTTAATCCTCAACGTGCAGAGAAAATAGCCATTGCTAAACAGCAGTTTGAGCATGAGACTGGAGACTTAGATCATTCTGATTACGGTGCGTTTTGGGGTGATCGTGTTCCTGTATTCTTAGGCCAAGAATCTAAAGGAGTTATTGAAGCATTTACTTTGTTGAATGTTGTGCCTATGGCAGACTTACAGAGGTTGATTAGACCCGGACCATTGCTTGCTGAAATGACATCGCCGGGAATAAAGGCTCCGCTTGAAATACTTTTTAACTATGACTCGTTTAGAAAAGGTAAGATAGCAAAACAAAAGGCATTTACTGGTGAGTCCAAAGACTTTCTTGGTGTATCATTACCTCCTAGACTGCATCACTTAGCGCAGGTATTGGTTCCTTTGACTGAGATCAATAGGCTTAATCCTGCTGGCGTATTCGGTGAGCGTATGAAGGATGAGTATGGCAGACTAAAATCTACCAGAGCATACGGTGGAGCAGGAGCATTGCGTGAGAATACTGTTGACGCTCCTGAAGCCGCAAGGTGGATAAGGTTCTTTACTGGCGGCACAGTATATGATGTAGATTTAGGCAAACATAGATACATGATGAACAAGAATCTAAAGAAAGATATTGCCGCGCTAAAAGGTGCAATCAAATGGGCCGCAATTAACGGACAGAATGAAAGAGTTAAAGTTCTTTATGAACTATTAGAACAAGTACAACGTCAGGAAATCACAGACCCATATAATCAAAGATCATGAAAAAACTATTACTAGCATTAGCCTTAGTTGTATCTCCTGTTATGGCGCAGAACCCACCGATAGGTATTAAACCTCTTAACGTACAGATGCAATTGTTTTGTGCTGATTCGTTTGATTTTTTAATGAACGTGCTTGCGGCAGAATTCAAAGAGTATCCTGTTATGATGGGCTACCTTAAAGAAGAGCCTGCAAATTCCCATACTGTAGTATACTTTGTCAACAAAGAAATGACCGCATCAACTCTAGTTATATCAAAGAGAAGCGCAGATAGAGAGCAAGCCTGTATAATTTGGTCAGGTAAATCTCCAAGTGGAATGGCGTTTTCTGTAAACCCTAATCCTATGTTCGCTGACGAACTATGAGCGACCTTGAGGTATCTGACAAGACTAGCGTAGGGCTACCTCTAAGAAATCTTATAGGTCTTGCTAGTGCTGTGGCTGTAGGTACATGGGCTTGGTTTGGTCTACAGGAAAGGCTCAACGTCCTTGAGACTAACCAGA